GTAGGTCGCCATTCTGCTCGCGCGACCGCTTGACGCGCTCGATCAGCACCTCGGTCGGGCAGGAGGTCTCGTCGTCGACGACGGTGAGTGGCTTGTAGTCGCTCGCTTTAAACGCTGCCCGCTTCACGCAAGCCGGGCAATCGCCGCCGCCGCGGTATTCCGTTCCGCAGATGCCGCAATGAGTAAGTAAAACACTCATCGCTTCTTCTCCTGCTTCGGCTTCTGCAGCGTCACGTTGTAGCTCAATGTCCCGTGTGCGCCGGGCACACGTGAGAGCGTCAGCGGATGCCACGGCTTCGGTCGCGGGCGACCAAGGTTATCGTGCACCTCATAGAACGGCGTCCTTGGATCGAGCCACGCGAAGCTCTGCTCGATGACGCGCGTGACGTGTTGCGGGTCGGAGATCCACCCGCACGACTCGTCGCCGCCATAAGGGCCGCTGACGTAGACGATGCCGCTCGGCTGCATCACGCGGTGGAGTTCATCCCACCACGTGAAGAACTGTTGCGGTGCAAGATATTCGAGGACGTGCGTGACGACGGCCGTGTGGACGCATGAATCAGGAAGCGGGAACTTCTGGTGGAAGTGCGGCCCAAGCGCACGCCACGTCGGATCGTACTTCAGGTCTCCCATTGGTGACATGTGTACGCTGCGCGGCTGCGTCTCGCCGCCGAGGGAGATGTCGAGAACGATGCCCTTCTTACGTGCGACGACCTTCTTGACTTGGGCGGCGGTCATCGCCTGCCTCGCACAAACGATTCTTGACTAGAATGATGAACACATGGTTCGGGATTACCATCAAAAGGACAACGTCGAAACCCTTCAACAGCCTTAATAGCCGTCTTAAGTGATGTCTGATCAGCATTAAGCTTCGTGCTATCCAACAAGAATTGTGCGATAGCCAACAGTAGCATGCGTTCCTCTGGATGCATGCCCATCACATCCGCCTCAACGGCTGGACGGTCGCGATGTAGTCAGCACCGCGGACGCTATTCTGCTCTTGTTGCATCAATGCGACCTGTGCCGCCTTGATCAGGTTCACCCCGAGCTGCACCATCTCGTTTGCGCCAGCTGTGAATTGTGTAAGGGATCTCGTAAACACGAGTGAGACCGTGCCATCGTTCAGCGCGTTGATATTGACTTGCATCGGTCCTTTGTTCTGTGCTTCGTTCTGCTTCTTCGTCATTGCTGCTCCTTAAGGTGAGTGCCGGCCAGCGAGACCGGCACCCGTGCTATGTGCTGAAGACCCAGTTATATGTGATGTTGAGTGCCTGGGTCGTTCCCTTCGTGCTGCTCGCGAACGTCGCAATGCTCAGCGCCGTCCCCGATCCGACAGTCGCGTTGTGGTACTGTGCAATGGCGTTGATCGTCACTGCGTTGCTGATCGCTGTCGAGACGTACTGGAAGCTCTGTGAGAGCGTCCACGTCGCTGCCAGCGACTGAATGCCGACGCTGACAGTCGCCCTTGCCCCGCCAGCGGTCGAGCCGCTGGTCGACGCTGTGCCCTGCTCAGAGCTATCAATCGCCGACTTCGTCGAGAAGTTCGACGACTGCGCCTCGGTCATATGGCCGACGGCCCAGAAGCGCGCCAACCCGAGGTCAGTCAGCACGGTCGCCGCGCTCGACGCCGTCGATCCCTGCGATGACTGCAGCCCGACGAACGCGCGAATCACCGCGCCATGACCGTAGGTCGTGATGACGTTCTCGTGCCAGTCGCCGACCTGCTCTTCGCCAGTGAGGCAGTTCACCAGTGAGCCGCGTACGAAGCCACGGATCGAGACGCCGTCACCGGTCCGCTTCCGGCCCATCTTCGGCAGCTTACCGTCCTTCCCAACGCGACGGATGCTGCCATTGTGCATCCGGATTTTCTCGCCCTGCTTGAATGACATCGTCGCTCCTTTGTGAAATTATCCAATTTCTCTGTACACGGCGCCGAACGACCATCCGGATGCTGAACCCGGTGCCGCTGTAAACCGATAAAACCATCCGCTCGTGCCACCTGGCATGAACTGCATGCGCTCTTCTTGTGTCGGCACCCAGAGATGTCCAACGAGTGTGTTGAAGTTATCTGGGTAGACGTTGATCTCAACGCCAGCACCGTCTACCGAACTATTGATGCCGGCCGTGCCAGCCGCTCCAGTGCCACTGACTAAGTTCGCTACCGGCAGTCCAAGCGAACTCTTCGCTGGTGTCGCGCCAACCATCGTGGGGAAGACCGAGAGCTTCGTACCGATCGAGACGCCCTGTTGACGACTCGTCGTATCCGCTCGCTGTCCAACCCATGCGCGCAATAGTTCGAAGCCAGGTACGCCTGCGCCTGCGGCAGACGGATTGAGCCAGACAAGTTTCGGCGAGCCTGTCACTGTGATGTTGTCACCCGATACCGTATACGTGCGATCAGCCATGCGGTTCTTCTCCTAGGTACACAAACTTCTGATCTGGTCGCTCGTAATCGATCTCAAGGCCCGTGCGCACATCATAGTGCTTGAGGACCTCAATTTGCCCGGTTCCTTTGCACTGCGGACAGTCAATCATGATGTCCTCATGCGTCGCATGGTTATATCCCAACCACATCTTGCCAGGGTGCCGCTTGTAGTCCTTGCACGCGAAGCAGCGCTTCCAGCCGACTGGCTTCGCGATGAATGGGACGACTTCTTGTGCCATCAGTATGGGCGAGTCAGTCGTGACCTCGCCCCTCCTAATCCTTACGCGGTTGTTCCAACGCAGATGCCCGAGTTGCCGTCAGCATCCGAGCGAACGCGAGGAACCATGATCGCCATCACGAGGTTGTGGATCATGAACCCATCGAGCGACGTCCAGGGGATGACCGTCGGCGCCTGACCAACGACCACGTCCGCGACGTCAGACGTCATCTGCATCAGCACGACCTTGTTGCCGATGGATGGCGTCGCGCCGTTGCCAGAGGTCAGCAAGTCCGCCACGCGCACGGCCTGCAGCGATTCGATCTGCAGAAGGCGCTGCCGGATGGTAATCGGATTCGATGTGCCCGAGTTGTAGTCGGTGTCCATCGTATTGCCGATCTGCGTTCCGACATAGAGGCGATAGGGACCAAACTTCTTGTCCGCCTGCAGGATGTTGATCATCGCCATCACTTCGTTGAACACCGTCGAGCCGACTGGCGTGGTCGTCCACGCCGCCGCCGTCAGGTTCGCCTTCGTGTTGACGTTCGGTGCATTCAACAACCCCGGCGCCGTATAGCCTGCGTCCTGCAGGTTCTGGCCGTCCAGCGTCGTCGCACCGTTGATCATAGCATCTTCGACCGCTTCGTTAACCGCCCGTACGCACTGCTTCACGATGGCCGTATCGAGCGGCGTGCCCACGCGCTGACTCGTCTTCAGCGTGCGGATGTCGATCTCGAACTGGTCGGTCGTGAGGTAGATCGGCAGGCGGTTTGGTGTGATGATCGGCAGCTTGTTCTCACCGCGTGATGCCGGGCTCATCGTCCGCTGCGCCGCACCGATCTTCGACTGCGTGCTCCATTCGAGCTGCGCAATCGAGAGCGGGTCGCTCAGCGTGTAGGTCATTCCCGCCGCCATCATGTCGGCGACAAGCGTCAGGCGCTGAAGCCCGACCTCGACCACTGCCTTATCGATTGAGACCTGCGCCTTGTCCATCAAAGGCGCCAGGGTTCTGAACTCCCGCATCTCGTTCTCTGCCGCTTCCATCATGCGGAAGCCTGGAGCACGCATGGCCTCGATCGACCATCCGCCCGTCTCCATCAGCGACCGCGTGACGATATCGTTGAGCGGGCTCGCGCCCGATCCTGCTACCCGAAATCTCATCTCGTTTCCCATCGAAAGCCTCCTGACGCGCTGGGCGTCACACTCATTCTGCCCTGGCGCACCAGGGTCAATCTGTTGTTTACACGGCCTCGCAGCGGATGCGCGTCAGCACGTTGACGTTCGCCTTGTTCTCAAGCGCCGTCGCGACCAGCGAACCCGAGCTGTAGATTGCCAGCGTGCCGCCGCTTACCGTCTGCAGCTGGTTGCCGGCGACGATGTTCTGCCCTGATGCGATGTAGCCCCAGAACGATCCTCCAGGCTGCACGATGCTGACCTCGACGAGGTCGTTGGCCGCATACGTATCATCGACGCCCTTGTTCGCCATCGAGTGCTCGCAAGCCACCGCGCACGGCAGGTTGCCCGTGACGATCGTGTTCTTCCTCCACCGGATGATGCCGCCGTTGTTGAAGCGCTCGACGATCTGACCTGGTGTGACGACCTCAGAGCACGCCAGGTCATTGACCTGAATGCGCTCCCCGCCGAGGAAGATGGTGTTCGGATTGAGTCTCGTGATCGACATTGCCTCTATCTCCTTTGTGACCTCGACTTCGGATCACCCAAAATTGTTTTAGTGCTTCGACTCGGCTGCGCGCATCCGCTCGAGGCCCTCCTTATACGGGTCAGGCGGCGCATAGGTCGCGTGCTTGTCTGCGGCATAGCGCTCCATCGGGACTCCCTTGCCGCTGAAGTCCAACACCTTGATGCGCGCATACTGCGCCAGCGTCTGCAGCTCAGGAATCGAGCGCTTCTTGAGCACCTCTTCCGTCTCGCCTCCGAGGTCCTTCAGAGAGTTCACGAGCGACGCCTTCAGTGAGGCTTCTTCTGCGGCACGCGCTTCGAGCACGGCCTTCACCGACGTCGGTGCACGCTGGATGAACTCGTCGTCGGTCATCGGCTGTTCAAGCTTCACGATGCGGTCTTCAGCGACCTTGAGTCGTGCCGCCGTCTGGCGCTGATCGCCTTCCATCTTCACGATATTGCTGTGCGTCGTGCGGTTCGCCTCCGCAGCGGTGCGAAATTCATCCAACCGCACGTCAGATGCCGTTGCCAGGATGGCTTCGTCGCCGGTCTTGAATCCCGAATACTTGTCGGTCACGAGCGCTGCGATGAGTTCGTCTCGATCCATCTTTCTACCTCCGCAGCCGCACGTGCAGGCTGCATTATCTACGCACATTACCGTGCTCCCGCCGCACGCTGACGGACCGACTCTATATAAAATCGGACAGGGTCATTCAATTTGGGTACTTGGTCATTCATTTTGGAGGCGTCCAATTTGACTGGCGCATCCTCCAAATTGCCTTCAAGCTGCTTGTAGTTGCTCCGATCACAGACGGCGCCGAGCAACATCGAGTGGTCGTGCACCGCTTGGATCGCTTTCGTATCGGCCATGTTATGTCGTGCGCCTGCGTAGCCGCGCATCGTTGGTGGATCTTCAGCCAGCGACTGCGAGTAAGTCGCACTCAAGATGCCTTGACAGCAACCCATCATCGCAGAGCAGAGCGCGCGAATCGATTCAAGTCGCGCAGTCTCAACCGTCTCTTCCGCATCTTCCTCTGCTGGCGTCTCAGTTGGGCTCTCAGTCTCATCGGCGATGAGCGCATCGATCAGCGTGCTCATCTCATCCCACGTCTTGTCGCTCGAATCCCAGAGCGAGCGCATCGTCTGATACATCGTGAGTTCAGCAGACTCTTCTGCGGTCTCTTGCTCTGTCGTCTCGTCAGCTTCAGCCGCCGCCTTCATCCACGCGTCAGGCAGCTTCAATCCCTTCCGCTTGGCGATGGAGATGATCCGCGCCTTGACGGCTGCTGGGTCCTTCGCCTTCCCCACGAGGTGTGCGGCCGCTTCGACGTCGGCCTGCGTCTTGATAGGGTATGTCTCATCGGGTCCGGCAAAGTCCGACTCGCTCATCTTGTCGCGCTCGCTCTGAGGGATGTTGCGCAGCGTCTCTAACACGAGACCCTCCTCGCAGAACTTCATTGCCGCCCGATGCGTCCCGCAGCCCATCTCGACGCTGCACGCACCGCGTCCACCAGGAAGGAATGCGAGATGGTCGCCCTCAGCGTGCGTCCACGTGCCAAGATACTTCTTGACTTTGTTCCAGAGTCCGGGCTTGTGATCAGTCACGACCATCGCGCCGACTGAGACTTCTTCAGTCCCGCCCTCGGCGAGTCGCTGATACATGTCCGGATGGAGCTTCTTCGCCTTCGACGTATCGATGAGCGCCTCCATCAACATCTTCTTGCTGGCGACGTCAACGTGCGCGTTGCGGATCTTGCCGATGCCGACTGCGCGGATGATGCCGTCATCTTGCGCCGAGCACTGCTTGCCGTCGCTCCCCTTCGGGTGCCCGATCGTGATCGGCTTGCCGTTCCAGCTCTCGGCGCACTTCTCCAACGTCTCAAAGGGTACGAACTCTGGCGTCTCGGCGTTGACGGCGTGGATGACGCCTTCCATCAGCGCGACGACTGGGACAACGAGGTACTCAGTCTTACCGACCATCTCGATGGTTGCCTTGCCGGTAGCACCAAGCAGGTGCAGAGAGCGCGACTCTGACTTCTTCCCCAAGACCGCCTTCACGTATGAGAGTGTCGCTTCGGTCATTCGCCCCTCATTCCGCACTCTGGCTCGATGGCCTCGACATTCACCGGCTGCAGCGGATGTCCGAATGTATGCACCCAGAGGCGGATGCGGCCGCCACTGAGCAGCCGATCAAGTTCCACCTCAGTCGGTTCCCACTCGGTCATCACCACGCCGTCGTCATCGACAGATGCCGGCAGCGGGATGTACTGCAGCTGGTCTTTCGCAAAGACCACCAATCGCGCTTTGTCGTGCAAAGTAGGTTCAACAGGAGTCATGCCGCCTTCCTCTTCTTCCGTGCTAAGTCTCGCATTAGCAGTTCGACGGTCAGCCGGTTCAACTCTTTACTGACCTTTCGCTGCGCCGCGTCGATGCGCTCGCCGATCGGTGCGCCGTAGTCCACAGCGTTCGTACTCCGAGGATCGTCCATCCGGCAGGTCGCCTCCAGGCACCGTTCGACGTAGGTCAAGATTGTCGAGAGCGCTGACCAGCGTGCGGATGCGTTCCTCATCAGAGGATCCTTTGATAGCAGTATTCACCGCTAATTCGTCCACAACGAGTACACCGATCCCACCACCACATCTCGAAACGTTCTTGCTTGAACCGGTGCCAGCCAATGCGGCATAGAAGATTCATTCTTCGCCCCAGTGCATGAAGTGATACTGCGCGGCAAAAAGCGTCATCGTACCGGCGCAGACTGCTCGATGATAAAAGTTCTCTTCAGCATCCTTCAGCGCAGCCTCGGCCCATGGTTGCGGCCAGAGGTTCGATGGATCGTCTGCTCCGCCAAGCTCGCGCGGCACTTTGTGGTCGATCTCGCAGCAGACTCCCTTACCGCGTGCATCAATATGATCGAGCCTGTAACGTCTTAAGACTTCTTGCCGCATCGCGGGCGTCACATGCCGGCGATCGGCGCCCCACTTCGTTGTGCAAATCTGCTCTTGCGTCAGTCTGCGTATGAGTCCAGGTGTCATCGCATTTGGCAGCGAAAGCTGGAGGAGCAAGAAGATCACTTCGCCTCCTGCTTTAATCGCCACTGTTCCAGTGCGACTATTCGCTTGCGCAGGTCGTTGTCCGAGTTCACCATCCACTGCTCAACGGCGGCCGGCTTGCGGACAGTATCCTTTGCTTCTGTCGGCGGCGAATAGATCGTCTTCTCTAACGTCGTCAGCTCGTCTCGAAAGGTCTGGTCGCGCTGTTCTTCTGTGATCAGATACGCGTTGAACTTTGCGTGCAGAAGTGCCACCTCAGTCGTCAGTCGATAGACGGCGATCCGGTTCGCGAGCAAGTAGGTCACGGTAATAGCAATGCTGACGATAAAGAACGCCGACCTAATGACGCTATTCAACGTTCGAAGCATCACTGCTTCTCCCTCATCTGTCAAAGCACCTTTGTTTTTCGACGTCATTCTTCGCTGTATTACTACAGACACGTTGCAGCATGCGAAGAACCTCTTCTTGCTGCCTGACGTGATCAGACACGAGTTCGATGATCCTCTTGTTGTCGGCAGTCAGCACTTGCACGCTCGCCTGAATCGCCGGCAGTGACGCGGACCCTATCCAGATCAAGTACGCGGCAACCGCTGCCGGAAACCCCACGAAGCCGACGGCCTTGACGAGCCACGGCAAGCCTTCGAGTGTACCAGCATCTGGTAGGCGACGGTCCGGCCCATCGTACTTGTTCCGATCCGTAATCGAGGTCATGCACGCATGAGCCCAAAAGCCCTCGACTCCATGGTGGAGTTCTCCTTCATAGGGAACTTCGTTACCATCCGAACAACTTGACCAGTACTAACCCGACGACATATGAACAGACGAACGTCGCGAAAGCAACTGCAAGGACGATCAGTGCGGCCATCATGAGACGAGCCCCATCGTGCAGCGACAGTTCGGATGCAGCGGCGGATCGTCGCCCACGGAGAAGTCCTCATCCATCGGCACGGTCTCGCCGTCAACCTCTTCGCACTCGGGGCATGGGTCTTCGGCGGCGATCCAGGTCTTCTGTTCGTCGCCAGTGAGCAAGCCCTCCTCGACCGCTTGGTCCCAACCTTGCGTGAGACCTTCATTCGCCGCGTCCATTGACTCAGTGCGCGCGATCATCTCGGCTCGCGCCTCGTCGCCGATGGCGTCCTCGATGTCAGACTGCGCCTCCTCGCCCGTCTCGTGCTCGCGGGCGATGGCCTCCTTGATGCGGTCGCGCGTCGTATCGCTGATGCCTTTGGCGAGTTCCGCGCCATGCTCGCGCGCCCACTTCGCGGCATCGGGGTTCGCAGCGTCGAAGGACATCTTAAGCTTGACAGGTGGAACCTTATCGGCCTTATCTTTGGCGGTGCGGAATTCAGCTCCGCGTGACTTCCACAATGCGACACCGGCAGGTGTTTGATGCCCTGCTTTTTGTAAAGATTTTCCGAGGTGCTTTTCAATGTGCGCGTAGAGCGCTGTAGCTATGCCACGGCGCTGCAACATATCATGAACTTCCGCTTTCGATACGAAGGAGTTGCTCGGGTCTAATGTAACCTTAGCAACTTCACGTGGGGTGAGTGTAGAATTCTGCGTCTTGCTCAGTGGTAGGTCTGATTTAGCATGAACAACATACTGAAAACCTCCTGGCATCTTTGCACCATAACGCACCGTTTCAGTTTGCGTATGATGCACGGTATAAGACTCACCTTTTTTATCTATAATTGACCCAGTGCCGGATGTAAACTGATTCCCATGAAACTCATGCCCCTCGACATCGCCGGCCGCCTTCAACGTTGGCAGCATCCCGAGGCTCGCATTCCCCGCGTCGGTCAGCGCTGCGAGCAGCACGGGAGGCAGGCTCTTTGTCAGCGCGGCGCGGATGGCCTCAGGCGCACCGGCCTTCCCAGCGGCACGCCCCTTGGCGAACGCCGCGCTGACAACTTGTTGGATAGGAGCGATATGCGCGTCGGCGACCTTGTGGATGGCGGTCTCGCGGGGGTGTGCCAATGTTCGCACGTTCTGCCACGCCTGCAGTAGCAGTCGTGCGCCGTGCTCGGGAGCGAGTGGGAGACTAAGCATCGCGATACCCATCGAACCCCGTCCCATGCCGCTTCACATAGTCCTCGAACTCGATGAACAGCCGCTCGACGTCATACTGTGCCAGTTGGTCGCCGAGCACGACGACGAACTGCTTCGCGAGCACGAGCGCCTCGGCGCCTTGCTTATCTGAGAGCATCGAGACGGCCGACTCTGGCGTTAGCGCCATCGCGCCGAAGAGAATACGGTCGATCGTCGTCCGGTCTTTCGCGACGATGGCCGCTTCGAGCACGCTGAGCATGCCCGCGTCAGCGGCGGCTTTCAGTGCAGGTGGGACTTTCGGCTTGACCGCGACCGGCTTCGCTGGCGCGATGGGCTGACCGAGCGTATCTTGCGCAATCGGCTTGCCGTCTTCGCCAATCGGTGGCGGAGCCGTAACGCTAATGCGCTCCGGCGCCCCAATCGGCACCTTCTCGTCGTCGCTCAGCGGCGAGAAGCCATACGTAATGTCGCGGATCTCGTCGTCCGTGAAGACCGTGATGCCCATCTGCTTGTTGACCATCGAGAGCTTGACGGCGATCTCGGCCTTCTGACTCTCAGAGAGCAGCTCGTTCGTATCGACTGTCGGCAGCGGCTCTTTGTCGAACGCCATGTCGCGGATCTCGTCTTCAGTAAATACGACACCGTCGAAGATCCTGTTGACGTTTGCCAACGTCATCGCGAAGTCCGACTTGCCCTTCTCGTCCATCGACTCTTCTTCAGGCCAGCCGACTTCGTACTGCGCTGGCGTCGGGAGGTAGCCGTACTGAATGAGACGGTCGACGAGCGGGCGCATGATGACGGGCTCGGCGTAGCCCGAGCGTCTGTCCTTGACGCGGCTGTCGAAGTTCGCGGCGTCTTGCGTGCTCGCGAGTTCGCCCATCTCAGAGCCGGTCAAGATGCGCTTCGGAATCTTTGTCGTGCCCGCGATCTGCGTCAGGATCACATCGGCTTCAGCAGCAGACTTCGCACTCGACGACTCAAGAAATTTGACATCGACGCCACGAGTCGGAATGAATGTCGTAATATTGTTCTGGTACTCCTCGAACTTCGACTTCATCGCTGCCATCTGCGGATCGGTGAATGTTACATCTTTGTCGATGTTCGCATGCAGCACCTGCTTGGCGCGCTGGAAGAAGGACTCAGCCGTCCCGCCAGTAATCTTCTCCAAATCGAAGAGTAGATTCCAGACACACTCCAATCCAGGCGGGCCATAGACGTTACTGTCAAGCGCGCCCTTCGCAGGGATGTGGACGATGCGCGACCAGTGCACAGAGCGCGCGAGGAGCGGCGAGGAGATGTCGGTGCGCCGAATGCGATAGGTCAGCGGCTCACCAAAGCGCTCCGACGCGGGGTCGACGTCGAACGTCTCGATGGTCACGTCGGTGTCCATCGACTGCACGCCCATGTTCGTGCCGCGACTCTGGTCGCCTGGTCCGCCGCCGCCCCAGAATGGCTGCAAGTAGAGCAGCTGCTTCGGGTTGCCGCGCGGCATCTCTTCGCTCAGGTCTCCGGGGACGCCAATCAACACGACCGAGTAGGTGCTCAGCTGCGCGAGTACATCGGCCGCCTGACACTTAAAGAAGACGCGATGTTGCTTATCGATCTCTTTGAACGTCTTCTCGAATGCCGTCTCTTTCTTCGGGTCTTCGTCCTCATAGACCTCGACGCCGCCGCGCCATGTCGCTTCAGGGTAGGTGTCGATGATGACTTTCGCCAAGCCGCCGCGCGCATACTCGTCGCGGAACTGGCGGCCGGTTATCACACGATCGTAGCCGAAGATCGCGTAGAGATCGCGCTTGCTATCGAACTGAAACCCCGCCTGCTTCATGAACGCTTGGCGGTCCAGGAGGACGTCGAGCGTGCGGAGCATGCTCTGTACGACTTCAGCCGTGCGTGGTTCAGACGTCTGACTTGACTCAGACGCGTGGCCATTGCCGTTCGGCTTCGACTCGAAGCGGAAGTCGCCGGCGGGGGCTACCACGTGAGACCTATGTTCGGCACGCGAAGTTCTTCAGTCGCATAACGTAGTGGATCTATGATGTGATTCTTCTTGTCGGCAAGAACCGGCGTGACGAGGCCGGACATCTTATCAACAACGTACGAATACATCGTTAACTCGTCAATCGTATGGATGCAACGTGGATGCACGACGATGTCGTAGCCTTGAAGAAAGATCACGCCTTCCTTTACTGAGTTCGGGCCCTTCGTCGCGGGCTTCATCTGCGGAAAGCCGTTACGCTGCAAGTAACTAATCGTCTCAGGACGGGCAGAGTCTGCCCTGACTGGCCAGTCTCGCGCACCGGGTACCATGTCAAAGAGACTACCGAGATGATCGATCTCGACGCCTATCCGATACGCCTCGTAGTCGACGAATAACTTGCGTCCATCAAGTCGACACCGTACCATCGTGCTCGGATCAACTGAAAAGCCCCAGTCAGCACCGTAGTAATAAGTAGCATCAGCAGGAGATTCGAATTCATCGATCACCCAGTTCTTAAAGACGCGCGCCTCGCTGTGCCGCTCATAGCCACCAAGCCAAATGTGTTGATACTTCTCGACGTCACGACTGCGGTCCCACTCCATCTCCTTACGGAGTACATCAGGGAAAAATGGGTTATCTTTGTACGACGTCTCGATGACGATGGAGTCGGGCGGCGGATCGCTGCGCAGTAGTCTATCGACGGGGTCAGTCGCGTGGCGTGGGTTCCAGGAGAACCACAGTTCGGAATCTTTTTCGCGGATTGTCGGCCGCAGGAGGTCGAGCGACCTCTGACTCAACGACTGCGCTTCTTCGACCCACGCCACGTCGAACCCTTCGAGAGATTTAATCGATTCTGCGGTATGATCCTGCATCCCGTTGAAGATGATGATGCCGCCGTTCGGCGCTTCGATGTGTGACGTCAGCACGCGAAACTCACGTTCAAGGCCATATGCTCGAATCTTGTCCTCGAGTAGCCGCTTGACAGACTGCGCCAGAGTGCGCTGCACTTCACGGACGCAGACGGCGCGGCATGGCTTGCGAAGAAAGCAGCGCTCGATGATCTGATCAGCGAAGAAGTGAGACTTCGCGCCGCCTCGGCCGCCGTGAATGCCTTTATAGCGGCTCGGCTCGAGCAGTGGCACGAAGACCGCAGGGGTAGGGATGCGAAGGACGCCATCAGTGGACGGCATCGATTATGTCGTGAGATTCAGGAACACGAATCACTTCACGGACAATCTTCTCGAGCGTCACAGTGCCTTCGATCTCAACGGTTTCCTTTGGCTTGCCGAAGGCATAATGCCACAGGAGTGTTTCCATATGCGGCGCAGTGCCAGCATTCAGTCTCGCGCGTAGTGAATCTTTGTAGGCAGGATCATCGAGGAGTGCGCGTGCCGCTGCTCGCACTTCTAGTGTTACCTTAGGTATGACGCCCTTCGGGCGACCAGGTCCAGGACGGCCATTACCAAAATAGCCATTACGCACTAATTTTGGAGTAGTTTCCGAAACTGAGTCGTCTTCTGATGCCAAGACGGTCTAGACTTACTACAGTTCTGCCCGGCTGTCTATTAAATTCGCCTAAAAAGAAAAGATATCTTTCTACTAGCAAATCCTAAAATGTTCTTTCTGCTCTTTCTTGTATTTTTCCATAGTCAATCTAACCGCGTAAGACTTTTTTTCTAACGGATCTTCGCCATACCTACGCCTTTCTAGATCCTATCCCACCGGCTCCGGGTCAAAAGAAATACAACAAAGCTAAGAAAGAACATTTTAGAATCTGCTACATATCATCGATGAGCTGGTAGTCCTGAGCTTCGGAAGATCTCTCTTCGGCGCCAGCCAACGCCCATGTATTCGTCCTACCTTCAGCATAACAACGAAACGAGCGACCTCCGACGATACGATCCTTGTTGCGGCGTAGCCACCAACCAACACTCTTTCCGCTCCATCCGCTGCGACAACAAACCTCAACTAACTTATTACGTAGTAGCGTGACGGCGTCAGGTGTTTGTCCATGCTGCAGTGCACGACGTTCAATCTCTGCAACATCGATCGCCATGCTACCAAATGCTTGCTCCCACATCTCCATGATGAGAATGAGTTCATCCTTACGAGGGTCATTTGCAAGGATGGATAGTCTCGTCTCGGCAGGGTCTGCGCACTCAAGCCATACTAAGGCACCACGTATCCACTCATAGTCTGCGAAAGACCCCATCGGTTGCAATGAACACGGACGCCCAGCAAGATGATATGCAAGTAAGATCGTTAGTGCGTCGACAACAAGCTGCGGACGTTCTGCGAGAACCTCTGCATGACAATCAAAGTCGAACGTACGTGTATCTGGACGTTCAACCTGTGCATCGAGACGACAGATGACGGCGCGGCGCGATGTATCACCAGCAAAGACAAGATTGTTACCGCTCGCAAGCACGAGCGCCGTCGAGGGAAGGATGCGTCGTTCACTCAACCCAAGGATGCGTGCCTGTACGACCTCTTGCGTCAGCATCGAGCAAAGAAAGTCGCCTGACAGTGCCCGTTCGCAGTTATCAATGTGAATGACCGGATCGCCGGCGAAGAGCACAGTTGAGAGGCGTTTTTCATCTTCCTCTTCGC